CGAAAAGCTCTTATAATCTGCCATCTGTCCACGCAATTTATTCTGCAAATCCTGTGCATCGCCACCAATACTTTTTATTGCTTCAATTTCTCTCTTAGTCGCTCTGATCTGCCGCTCCATCTGACGCTGTTTCTGCGTGGATTCATAATAAGTATAGGTCTTTCCGCCGATTATCCTTGGATCAGGTTCTTTTATATCCTCTGGGATTATAGATGCACCTTCCCAATATGGATAAAAATCATGCGTACAGTTTGCTCCCTTTAATCCTGTGACAGTTCCATACCCTGTTTCTTTGACAAAATCCGGATATTTCTTGCTTTTTCCAGAATAAGAAAACACTTTATTCTGCCATACCGCATGATCCGGTCTGCTACCCATGTGCTGAGTTGTGATTACAAGGTCATGGTTGGAGTTTTTCAGATTTTCCTCCGTAATTTTTCCAGATAGCTGTGACATTCCAGTTCTGACAGCCATTCTGGCAGCAACGTCAAGTTGGTACGATCTTCCACTTTCATAGTCAATACTTCTCAATCCGCTCTGTGCCAAACGATGTACACAATCCTTGACTGCCTGGTCAAAAGAAAATGCTCCGGTAGATACCTTAATCAGTGCGAGATCCATCTCTCGCTGATACATATCCATTACGCCAGTTGTGCCAAGTGCTGTATTCTTAAATCCCATCGTTTTTGTCAGATTCCTAAGTGCTCCGGATGTCTGCAAAGAAGATGCCTTTATAAATTTACTTAAGCTGTTCGGCTTTGTCAGATCTTCCCCCTGTTGTTCCCACATAGAAAGATCATTATTCCATGCCATATCACCGGCTTCTGCTATCAAAGTTTTTCCTGCTTCCTTTGCAGATTCTATGGTATTATTAATAATCTGCTGCACCTCTCGCTTATATGCCATAGTGTTTTCTGCAACCGCCATCTGAAAATCTTTATCAGCACGAAGCATTTTCATGACTTCTACACGGATTTTATCCGCAGAAAATCCATTTTCTACCATTGATTTTGCCATAAGTTCCGCTGTTTCAGTATATCGTCCAGTTTTCTGCACTCTCCGGGCAATATCAGCTATGACCTCATCCTCTAAATCTTGGTAAAGTCCAATTATGTATTTATCCGATAAAACATCTATCTGCTGTTCTGATAATGCCCTTTAAATCCCCCCCTAATCATCAACATCGTCAATTGGTTCGTTCGTATATTGCATATATTTCTTAGCTTCATCCTCTGGAATATTATATTTTTCCATCAGATACCACACTTTTAAAATTGGCACTTCCGGGAACGATAATGCATCCGCTCTCATTGCTTCGAGTTTCGCCTGCTTATCCTCTACATATGAATCATCAAATTCGATAGACAATACTTCTTTTAGATTATAATTAGTCCCGGAAAACTGATTTGAAAACCACATTGCCGCATGAATGATATCCTCAATATAATCGGTTGCCTGTTTTCGCTGCTTATTCAGCTCCTGCATGGCATCCTGTTTTGTTCCGATATACTCTGTGGCCGTCTTAATCTGACCATTTTCAAAAGTATATTTCTTACTGCCATACCCAAACTCCATAGACAGTAACGACAGAACCAGCTCAAACGCTTTTGTAATCTGATCCACTCTAATCTCTGGATTATACTCTTGCACAAGTGTCTTTTCTTCTGGCAGCTTTCCACTAGAATCACCAAGCAGAATAAAAAGCTCTTTCTGTTGTGCTGTCAGATACGGTTTTCCATCTTCATCTTTCTGAATGCACGCAAGCAACTCATTGAGGAAAACAAGCTTTTGCCCTTTATCCAGATCTCCATAAAGGATGTTATAGCACAGATCTACTGCTTTGAATAACGGAATCGAATTATAAATCTTTGGCAGTCCATAGCCTTCCATGTTCTCGATATTATTTACTTCTGCATTCATCATCACTGAAAATGGTTTAACATCGCCGAGTTGTAGACTGGATGATTCTGAATCTAATCTTCTGCCAAATTCATCAAAAACAATCGTATCTGCTTTATATAAGAACTTTGTTCCAACTCTGTTTTTTGTGAAAATAGCAAGTGTTGTTCGCTCTTCCCCCTTAACGATGTTTGTCGCAGAAAAAGCACATTCTGTCACAAGTTTATTTTCAACCGTCAATGGAATGATACAATCTGCATCGCAGTAATTAATCCGTATCTCTCCACCTCTAATTTCCACAATATCATTATTGCCTTTTATATACTCAGCATTTTGAAGATAAATATAAGCTCCCACTGTTCCAGTAGCAGACGTTTTCTCCAACTGTTCGCGATAACGTACATTGAAATTGTTGTTTTCCAAAAACTCATTTATAAACTGTTGGGCTGTTTCTTCTTTTTCAGGCGATACAGATATGATTTCACATAAATTCGCATCGTCCGCACAACATCTTTTTGCAAAATTCATTCTTGATAACTCAATTTCTTTTTTGTTAAGATTAATCCTCTTATGGAAATCATCAATCAGCCGATTGGAATACCAATTGTAACACTTGTCAATTATTCCAAGCGCATTACTGTTAACGCTATATCCAAGCGTGTTTAAATAAGCATTTACACATTCTTTCCTTACAACATCCTCCTATCTGTCCAGATCAACATATTCAATAAAATCCAAAATTGTATAGTTCTCCGCATCCCACCAGTCATTACAGTTTCCAATATTCTTATCCTCTGGTCTGTCCGGGTGGTCCGGATCCCATTTCAGCTTTCCAATCGCACTTCGCAGCTTTGTGCAATTCCGGTTTATCTTCCACCTTCCGGTATTCATCAGCATGTCATACGTCCGTGGTCTGTCTGACACTTCATTTTTACGGCAACCTTTAATATTCCGGTATGGCAGTCCTGCTTTTCTTGCGGCGCTTCGCAAGCTGTTTATCATCGTTGTGCTTGCGCTGTCTGGAAATACCCAGTCAATAAATCCGTACTTTTCCTGGCAGCATTTGAAAAACTCTATAAACTTACTGCATATCGCTTCCGCATCAATGTCTGGTGACAGTTCCAAGTTTGCTTCCTCTGCCGTCCTCAGATCATGATATCCGTGGAAGTAAAGCTTCAGCACAAATGTTGTCATAGATCCGTTTCCACCGAAGTCAATCCCCATCGTAATTTTCGATGGACGGTGTAACAGTTTGCCCTTTATATCACGTTCAAACAGTGGATCTGTATCCTCATCATACAGATATGGTTCATTGTTCTCTGCAAACTTCCGGAAAATGATTCCTTCTGCAACTGCTCGTTCGCCTTTAATGTCACGTCTATACCACACAGTGCCTTTCTGATAGGTGCTAAGAACTTTTCTGATCTGCTCATTCGTCATGCTCATATTGTCCACCAGAGTAAAATGTCCGTAGTTATATCCGTAATCTGGATTTTTCTCCTGCTGTTCCTCGTGGAATTTAAGTATCTCTGTGTAATACCAATGCTCTTCCTCTTTCGGGTTCAGATCATGAAATATCTTACGGTCGGAACTTGACATCGTTCGGTCAAAGACCTCTTTCAAAAACTTCGGGTGGCATTCGTTCGCTTCTGTCACATATGCCATGCCGTAGGTATTACCCTTTATCAACTTCTCATCCCCGTCTTTACCTCCACCGGATATAAGCACAATCTTTTCCCCGGTCTTGGTCTGAACATAAACGCAGTCACGATCCTTATACTTTCCCTCGCGGTGTCTGCCCTCAAAATAATTGAGCAATCCATATCCGTCACAGTCCAGGATATTAAGCTTTGCTGTCGCATTCGATACGCCTGCTACCAGATGTATCTTGTTTTTGTGCGTTTCAAGCAGGGAACAGAAGATCATCGTTGCAAGCACGTTCTTACCGCCTCGCTTTCCACCTTCCGCCACATTGAACCAGCTAATCATGCATCGCTGCATATACTCATACTGTCTCTGGCTTAATGGTGCCGGTTTATTCATCCGCATCACCTTCTTCCAGATCAGATATACTTCGGTTTGCTACCGGGTGTTGCAAGATGTCCGCTATCGTCTGCATATTCTGTAAAATCTGTGCTCCAGAATCGTCGCTGACTTCGGCACGCTTTTTATCAAATTCTGCCTTATATTTATCATCTGGATGTACGAGGAAATACTTCGACAGCCAGTCAATAGCCTTTTGCTTATCTGCCAGTTTCACCGAAACTCCATCTTTTCCACGCTTAACTTCTTGGATGAGCTGTGTATCCGTGTTTTTAGATTCTTTCAGATCAACCACACTAACCATATATGTTTCGTCTGTCTCTATATCAGTTACTTCTTTCTGCCCGAACGAGACATAATTTCCAATATCTGCAAAAGCAATACGCATCTGCAATTCCACAATATCATCTGCACCGGCTACTATCTGCTGACGCTTGATTTCTTTTAAGCGTTCGATTTCTGCTCGAACCTTATCATTTGTTAGCAGTCGTGAACCGTTTGCAATCGCCGATTCATAACTACATCCATATGCTTTCTGATAGCTCTGCGCCGCATTGAAAGTCCTACTGTAATATATACAAAATATCTGCTGTTCTGGCGTTAGATCATCATTTTGTAATGTCTCTTTTGTACCATCATCTAAAGTTGTCTCATCTCTAATTTTCTTCTTTGAAACGTTGCGTTTCGTTTCACTCTTTTTTTGAAACGTTTCGCTTCCGCCATTATCCCATTTATATCTATTTTTCCATGTACGGATTGTTGCCGGGGAACATCCTATCTGGTCAGCAATATCTACCAGCTTCATGCCACCTTTATACAGTTCATACGCTCTATCAGCTAGTGGATTTTTTCTTGCTGCCAACTAATCACTTCCTTCCCAGAACAATAATTTAATTGAAAACTCTGAATATTTTTCTGATAGCATGATTATAAATCACGGATTTATCTCATTTGTGCCAAACTATCTTTGCTTTATCAAATAACAAATCCTGCTGCCGCCTTCAAAAATAAATAAACAGAGTCAAATACACGTTTTCTCTGCGTGTATTTGACTCTGTTACACATCTTATATTTTTTGCAATTCAACTGGTTGCACCGGTGCAATTGCTGCACTTTTGAAATTTAAACTTATACAATTACTTTTTACTCTCAGCTCTTATCATTCTTTTGTGCAATATTTTTTGTACCGTTCTGCGCCTTCTGTAAAAGCCAGTACGACTAATCGGCAATATTCCATAGTGAGCCTCCAACATATCGTATGAAACCTTATGTATTATGGATTCTGCTAGTCTTTCTGCAATGAAACCATCTACTGAGTTACACACCTCATATACTTCTTTTTCATCCAAGTACATTCCTCCTATTCCCATCCTGTTATATCAGCAAGATTTTTCTTTTACCTTTATATTCCGTTTTTCCCCAATATCATTTTTAATATGTTTTCTACCTCATGCTTTCAATGTGCTTATTGATCTCATCCGCTGTCTCCGATGGTCCATAGCTTAATAATTCCGTTGCCGCTCTCGCCATAAGGCTCTTTGTTTTATTTCTTCTGGTTCTCGCATAGAACTTCTCAAGCCGCTTTGTATCCTGGTATAACGAGATTTTTTTATAATCTTCTCCCCAGACTTTTTTGTGTCTCTCCACGATCAGTTTTCTGTATACTTCCGGTATGTCTGCACGTTTTAATATCATGTCTAATGTGTTCAGATCCATATCGGGATCTTTCTCGCTGTTTACGAAACCCGGTGCTAAAATGACTGCTGCAATGTTCTGCATATATTCCTCTGTCTTCTCTCTTTCTTCTGTCACACCCTGTATCGTTTTTTCCAACTCTTTCAGGATCTCGCTGTGTGTATATTCTACTTTACAGTTTAAGATATCTTTCATGATCTCCTTATGCGTACACGTTGCATCTTTAGTGTAATACATCACTCTGTCCCTATCTGCGCTCCTGTCTATGAATGCCGGGTAAATAAATGCTACATTTGGATTTCCTACGATCCAGTCTCTGTTGATCGGTGTGATCGCATTTTCCTCCTCGTTGTATTCCAGTCCCGGCTTTTCAAGCGATACCGGGCAGATGATGCACTGTATGTATTCGTAAACTTCCTCTGATTCGTCTAATTTTCCGTTATCGCTCGTATATTTTAATATGTC